TTCAACTGTCAAAAAGATCTAAACAACTTATGGCAACTAGAAAAAGAAAGAATGATTCTCCAATCGGAATTGGCATGACTGCCAAGCAAATGAGAAGAAAAAAACCAATTAATACTGATCTTCTCGTTAATATTGATCCTCTTACTGAGAATCAAAAAAAATTATTTTCTTCATATAAAGAAGGAAAACATTTAATTGCTTATGGTTGTGCTGGAACGGGTAAGACATTTATTACACTTTATAATGCTCTTCAAGATGTTTTAAGTGATACTACTCCATATGAAAGAATTTATCTTGTAAGATCTCTTGTAGCAACCAGAGAGATTGGTTTTCTTCCTGGTTCTCATGAAGATAAGGCAGACATCTATCAAATACCATATAAGAATATGGTGAAGTATATGTTCCAGATGTCTAGTGATGCAGACTTTGAAATGCTCTATGGCAATTTAAAAGCACAGGAATCAATTAAATTCTGGAGCACATCATTCCTTCGTGGAACAACGTTAGATAATGCCATTGTTATTGTTGATGAGTTTCAAAACTTGAATTTTCATGAACTTGATAGTATAATTACAAGAGTTGGCGAAAATACCCGCATTTGTTTCTGTGGTGATGCAACTCAATCTGATTTGCAAAAAACTAATGAAAGAAATGGTATTGTTGACTTTATGAGAATTTTGAGAGCAATGCCTTCTTTTGATATTATTGAGTTTGGTCTTGATGATATTGTTCGTTCTGGTTTGGTCAAAGAATACATCGTTGCAAAAATTGATGCAGGTTTTTAATGTTTAATCATGTTGATTTGAATCTTCCTCAACTTGAGAGGGAGACTATTGATGGAGTCCGATATTATTCTGTTCCTAACGAAGAAAAACTTTTAAAATTAGTTTCTATTACTTCAGTAACTAGTCATTATAATAAAGAAATCTTTGTTAAATGGCGTAAAAAAGTAGGTGAGGAAGAAGCAAATCGTGTCACAAAGGCTGCAACTGGTCGTGGCACTGATATGCATACACTTGTAGAGTATCATCTCAAGAATGAAAAACTTCCAAAAGTTCGTCCTATTTCCGATTTTTTATTTAAGATTTCTAAAGGAACTTTAAATAATATTGATAATATTCATGCTCTGGAAACTTCCCTATATAGTAAGCAGTTAGGTATTGCTGGAACCGTCGATTGTATTGCGGAATACGAGGGTGAATTAGCAATAATTGACTTTAAGACTTCTAAAAAACCGAAACCAAGAAATTGGATCGAAAATTATTTTGTCCAATGTGCAGCATATGCATGTATGCTATACGAAATGACTGGTATCCCAGTTAAAAAATTTGTAATCATTATGGCTTGTGAAAATGGAGAATGCGTCGTCTATGAAGAAAGAGACAAATCGAAGTACATCAAACTTCTCACCGAATACATTAGAAAGTTTGTTACAGATAAATTGGAACTCTATGGAACCGAATAAAGAACTGGAAAAGGCAATTGCGAGTAAATTTCTAACTCCATCAAAATTTGCTTTGGAAATTGAAAAAATTGTGGCAGAAGAGAAATTCAATTATATTGATGCTATCTGTCATTATTGTGAAATCAATGAACTTGAAGTAGATTCTGTAACGAAACTAGTTTCAAAATCCTTAAAGGAACGTTTGAAGTGGGACGCTATTCGTCTTAATTTCATGAAAAAAACATCTCGTGCTAAACTTCCTATATGATTTCTCGTGATGAACTCTTGCATCTTAAAATGCAAGCTGCTATAAGAGAACACAATATTCCCGAAACTGAGATCAAGTATATTGGTCCTAGTGAGGGAACTCATTGGTATCGTATTTCTGATACGCATAGTGTTCCTGTTAATATGATTGAAGAATTTGAAAGAATTGATGAAACTGAAAGTGACTCCATTTGATGCTTATCAACATTACTTGTCTCTGAAAAATCACTTTACTAATCCAAAGTATGATTTTTTTAAGTATGGTGCTAAAACCCGTGCAACTGTATCATCTTTTAATAAGAGAAAGGATAAGTATTGGTTTGAAAAAACCTCCCGTAAATATTCCGATAAAGAAGTTGTCAACTTTCTTGTATCTAATTTTGTTTCCACCGATAACCCACAAAATCTATGGATTGGAGAAATTATCAATTCTGGCGAAAGGACTTACGCCGAATGGATGAGACGACAACAGAGTTTGAGCTACTTGTTCAAAGAACAAAGCACCGAATTACTATCGGAGATCGAATTGGAAGAACTATTCAAATGTTCCAAAGGTCATCCGATTATACTAAAAAAACTTCTAAGCGGGAAATTATCTCTAGAAACATTCGTAATATACGAAAGAATTTTTCATTTTTCAAAAAAATTCGATAAACAGTTAAATGATCCTGTATGGGAAACTATCGGATTAAAAATAAAAAAATATGATCCTTTCATAAATATTAATGTATTCCAATATAAAAAAATATTAAGGTCCATAGTTCATGAGTGAATTTTTTGATTCAAATATAATTCAAGAAGAGTTAAAAGAGATTAATGATCTTCAAGAGGAGATCTATGGAACTTTTTTAACTTTTTCTATGATGGATCCTAAAGAACAATTGGAAAACGTTGAAAAGTTATCACGACTATTAGAAAAGCAAAAAGTGATGTATACTAGATTATCTCTTTCAGATGACCCTCAAGCGGTTGAGATGAAAGAGAATTTGCGTAAATCGGTCATTACTATGGGGTTTCCCCCTGGAACCGATTTGAACATGCTTTTCAATAGCATGAAAGAAACCATTGATTCGCTCAAAAATCAGATTGACAGTTGAGCGCATTTTTGCTATACTACCTAAGTAAATCCAACCCATCCAACCCATCCGAGGTATCTAATGTCTTTCGCAGACCTTAAAAAGCAATCCAAACTTGGTTCTTTGACCGCTAAACTGGTTAAAGAAGTTGAAAAAATGAATAATACTGGCGGTTCAGGAGATGACCGTCTCTGGAAACTTGAATGTGATAAAGGCGGCAATGGTTATGCCGTTATTCGTTTCCTACCTGCTCCCAACGGCGAAGATCTTCCATTCGTGAAACTATACTCCCATGCCTTCCAAGGTCCTGGTGGTTGGTTTATCGAGAACTCACTCACCACTCTCGGTCAGAAAGATCCTGTTTCTGAATATAATTCTTTGTTGTGGAACAACGGCACTGATGCTGGCAAAGATGCTGCACGTAAGCAAAAGCGTAAACTGACCTACGTTGCAAACATCTATGTTGTAAAAGATCCTGCTAATCCTTCTAATGAAGGTAGAGCAATGCTTTACAAGTTCGGTAAGAAGATCTTTGATAAGATCACTGCAGCAATGCAACCCGAGTTTGAGGACGAGGAAGCAATTGATCCATTTGACTTCTGGCAGGGTGCTAACTTCAAACTGAAGGCAAAGAACGTTGCTGGTTACCGCAACTATGATTCATCCGAATTTGCTGCACAGAGTGCCTTGTTGGATGATGATGATGCCATGGAAGCAATCTGGAAGAAGCAGTATTCTCTGGAAGAGTTTGTTGCTGCTGATCAGTTCAAGACCTATGATGAACTGAAGAAGCGTCTCGATTATGTTCTTGGTAACAAAGGCACTCCTCGTTTCCAAGATCAGGAAACTGTTGAGGCAGAGGAAGATTTCCGTGCTTCTAACCGTGGTCCTGCACCTCAGGTAACTTCTACACCTGGTGACTTCAATGCTGAAGATATTTTGAGTTCTAGTTCCTCATCTTCTCTCGATGAAGATGATGATGCACTCTCATATTTCCAGAAACTTGCTGAAGAGTAAAATTTGATTGTAGAATAACAGTGTAATCAAATTCTATACCGCAGATTTACTTCTGCGGTTTTTTTATGTCTTATGGTGATTTAACTCTAATATTTTCTGATCTCTTAGTCTTGGAATTAATATACTGACTAGAAGATTTTTTATACCCCATAATTCTTCTATGATCTATTAAGAATGATTGTAGATAACTTGGACGTAGTACAAAAATTCCTCTTTTCTCATTGTTCAAATCTGTTTCATAATCAAAATTTGTAATCGATTTTGTTATATTTGTTTTAGTAACCGCAGAATCTAATCCACTATCCCAATATTGCACATAAGATGATGTTACTGCGGTATCAATTTTTGGTTTTGGTGATTTAAAGTTATAATCAACAATTTGTCCCTTGGGAAGAATTGTTCTTCCTTTACTATCTTTTACTTCTATAGTTTCATAATATCTAGTATGCGTGAGAGTATCACCGTAAGTATCTTTTGCATACTCATATAAATCATTTGTGCTCAATGGCCATTGATTTCTTACATTAACAATATTTGCACTAATCAAAACAACCCAATCAAGATCTGATGATCCATATAAATCGTTTGCAACTTGATCTGGTCTTGCATTACCTTTGATATAATATTTTTCAAAATTAGTTATTGAATTATAAAAATCTTCTCTAAGTTTTACTCTTTTAAATAAATTTTTTGCCTCAATATATTCTGATGCTGAGTTGCGGTCAGAAAGAGGTGAAAGATATTCAAAATTCGGTAGTTCTCTGAAATATCCCATTTTATAATCCTACTCCTTGAACATTGTCGTTTTGGGTGTCACCAGTAACACCATAAATTAGATCGGTATCTTGGAAGTTTCCACCTGTTTTACCATTAAAAGATGCTTTTCCACCCTTCCACGTCATAGTATCCGCATCATATTCTCCATAATCTCCTTGATAGATTGGAAATAATTCTTTGAATGTTAGAGTCATAATCATAGAAATTGGTGTTCCATCTGCATATGTTGCATAAACATTTTCACCAGTATAATTTACACTCATGTCACTAAGGGCACATGGTTGAAATAAGTTTAAGAATGGATGAGGTCTATTTCCTTTTTTATATTGAAGTTCAAAAATATTTGGTGTTTCTAGAAATAACTCTTTATTTTTTGCTGCCATATTTCTTTTTAGAGTTCTAATAATAGACTTGATAGATGTGGCCTCATTTTCATCTCGTGGAGTCATTTTAAAAGAAAATCTAAAAGTTCTCAAAGTTACATTGTTAAACAGTAACTCCATATTTGGATTGAGGATTTTACCTCCACTTCTTGCAAGTAACTGATTTACACTCACATTAGCACCAAAAATATTAACTGCTTGTGCAGATAATGCTTTCATAATCAATTCCCGACTATCTGCAACCGCAGGTGATCTGAGAAAATCTGCACCTCCTTTCAATATTTGTTCACCCCCTTTCTGCATTGCTGCCGCTACTCCACCCTCTCCTGCCGAAGGAATTACTGCAGTCGCGTCATTGAAAGCTTTAAGTCCTGCTGCGGTAATATTATTCATCTCACCAGATTCATAAGAAACTGCATTAGAATCTTGAATATTGGATGGCATCGGTAAAGCAATTACACCGCCTTCAGTCAGCACCTTAGATTTAGATATATTTGATTTAGCAATATTTAAAGTAGAAAATGGATTTTTATTAGTTGTATCGGTTGCAACTAGTGTATTAGAACCACCATTTGCATTAGTATCATATCTAAAAATAGACAACTGTAAAAAATCAGTTGTTTCTGTTATTGCCTCATATGGATATCTTAATATAGCGGTAGGAATCCTATGTGCTTCTGACATCTAATATATCCAATTAGTCTATTATCAACTATTTAGACGGAATTTCCCAAAAGGTATCTCTCGTGCATCTGCAAGTTCGTTTGATGATATTTCATAAATCTGTCCAATAATTTCATTCCAAGTATATTGGCGCACTTTACCCCAATGATAGTTAATGCCTCTAAATCCCCACGAGAATATATCAGTAACTGCTACTAAAGGATTCTGATCATATCTGATGTTAGGAGTTTTGGGTTTATACACAAAAACATAGTATTTTCCAGACTCTGGTATCTTGCCCCCTTCTTCTAATACTGACATCAATTCAATCATTAAATCATCAGGATCTTCCATCCCAATAACGTTATCTATTACAGAACGAATACGATTTGATTTATCGTCTGTTGGATTTGCCATTAGCGGATACCTAGTTCATCTTCAGTTAAAACTTTAAATTCCCACATTCTATCTTTACAAAACTCTTCTGCTGCTCTCCATTTTGCCATATTCTTTGCATACTCTGTAACTTCATAGATGTATGACTTTGTTTTTCTTTTTTGAATTTTTGGTTCTACAGTTTGTTTTTTTGGTTTTATTTCAATTAGATACTTCTTTATTACACCAGTGTTTTCTTTAACTTTAATATAAAAATCTGGAAAGTATCGATGCACTCTATTATCTAGTGGAGATCGATATGGAAGAGCAATTTCTTCAGATCCCCATTCAATAATATTTTCATTCAAATCACAATATACCATAAACTTTCTTTCCCAAAGGGAACGATAGATGATAGTTGAAATATTTCCCTTATATTTTTGAGGATATGATGGTTGGAATTTTCCCTTATATGACATCTAAATAACTAATAACAAAGGCTGTATTAATATTTAGAAATGCCTAATATACCAAATATACAAACCCTCACTTCTCAAAATGTTCAATCAACATTAGGGCAGGGTGGATTTGCGCGGAGTAATTTATATCAAGTTTATATTGAAAATGGATGGGGAACTGATACATCTGGAAAACAACCTTTTGTAGAGCACCTTAAGATTCCATCATTATCACCAATTTATGGTTTTAATTGGGATAATGATTTTAAAAAACTTTTATCATTTTCTTGTGCAAATGCAACTTTGCCATCATCAACATATGCTACTGGGGAAGTAAAAGATAATTTTCAAGGTATTGTTCAAGAGTTTGCTCATACTAGAATTAATACTGATATAGATTTTTCATTTTATGTTGATAGAGATTATAAAGTCCTAATGTTTTTTGAAGCATGGATGAATTTCGTTTCTGGTGGTAATAGTGCTGAATTGAGAGAACCAAGTTTATATAATGAACAAATTACTAGTAATTATTACCGTAGATTTCAGTATCCAAAATTTTATAAAAATGCCAGTGGAGTGTATATAACAAAATTTGAAAAAAATTATAATGTAGCAGGGTCAACTCAAATTACATATCAATTAATTGATGCGTTCCCTAAATCAGTATCTTCAATACCACTTCAATATGGAGATTCTGAAGTAAGTAAAATAACTGTTACCATGTATTATGATAGGTATAGAGTTTGGAGACAGAATATTACTCCTGTAGTATATACAGAACAACAACAAGCAGATTTACAACTTGGTCTTGCACAGGATGCTATAGTTCAAGCACAAAATAATCCTAATTATAATGGTATTGGTTCATTCATTTATGGTCCTGATGGTAAACCAACTGGTGTATCTGGATAACCATAATAAATAAAAATAACTGAATTGTATTGCAGATTATGCCTTTACCAAAAATTAGTACTCCAACATATGAATTGGAGATTCCTTCAACTGGGAAAAAAATTAGATATCGACCTTTTCTAGTAAAGGAAGAAAAGATCCTAGTAATGGCACTAGAATCAGAAGATATGAAGCAAATTACAAACGCTATCATTGATATTTTATCTGAATGTATTCTCTCTAAAGGTGTAAAAGTTGCTGATCTCGCCACATTTGATATTGAATACTTATTCTTAAATATCCGTGGAAAGTCTGTCGGTGAAACAATTGAAGTTAATGTGACATGTCCAGATGATGAAGAAACACAAGTTCAGACGGAAATTGACATTGATTTGATTAAAGTTTTAAAAAATAAAGACCATAATAATATTATTAAACTGGATGATTCACTCTCTATGAAGATGAAGTATCCATCTATAGATCAGTTTATTGAAAATAATTTTGAAGTTGAAAATAATCTAAATGGTGTGGACCAATCTCTCGATATGATTAGTTCTTGTATTGAAATGGTTTACAATCAAGATGAATGTTGGTCTTCTTCTGACTGCACTAAACAGGAAATGCATGATTTTGTAGATCAAATGAGCACAAAGCAGTTTAAAGAAATTGAGAATTTCTTTACATCAATGCCTAAACTTTCTCATGTTGTTAAAGTTAAAAATCCAAATACTAAGAAGACTAATGAGATAACACTTGAGGGATTAGCATCTTTTTTCAGTTAAGCATGTCGCATACTAGTCTTGAAGTATATTACAAGACAAATTTTGCCTTACTTCAATATCATAAATACTCATTAACAGAACTTGAAAATATGATTCCGTGGGAGCGGGAAGTATATGTGACATTACTTCAACAGCATATTGAAGAAGAAAACCTAAAAGCACAGCAGAATAAGTAAGTGGCAATACAATCTCAAATTTATAAAGCACCATCACTTCCAAAAATGGGGAAAAATTCTTCCCCATTGAATTCCTCTAGTCAAAAAATTGATTCTGTTGTTAAAGGACCAAAATTAAAAACATCCAAAATGTCCTTTGTTAAAGGACTTGGAATTTCAATTATCACAGCAGAATCTTTAAAGACTGTTGAAAAACCAGTTATATCAACGAATACTTTAAAAATTGTTGATAAAATAGTTTTAAAACCAGAAAAATCGAAAGGATCTGAACTTGCAGAAACTAATTCAATTCTTGTAGAAATTCAAAAACAACTTGCATTAGATTTTGCTGCAAGAATAGAAGAAAGAAAAGATAAACTTGCTACAGAAAAGAAAAAGATAAGAACAAAAAAATTAGGTGAAAAGGAAAAATTTGTAGAAAAGGGAAAAGGTTTATTAAAACCAATAGCAGAGTTTGGTAAAAAAGCACTGCAACCTATTAAAGGTATTTTTGATAAAATTTTAGATTTTCTCACACTAGTTGGAGTTGGTTTTGTCGTCAATAATTTGTGGGAATTTTTAAAAGATGAAAAAAATAGAGAAAAAATTGTAGAGATATTTGCGTTTTTAAAAACTTATTGGAAAGAAATACTAGTAACTCTTGTTGGTATTAAGTTAATACAATCCATCGTTGGTTTTATTGGATTTGGAACATTATTATATGCTATAGGAGCAAAACTTGTTGCAGTTGCTGCAAGGATACTTGGTAAAGGACCAAAACCACCAGCACCAGCACCACCAGCACCAGCACCACCAGCATCAGTACCAAAACCAAAACCACCAAAATCTATTCCTCGTCCTATAAAACCGGTATTACCGGGAAGTGATGGATCAATTATTAATCCTACTACTGGGAAACCTTTTCAATCTCAATTAGCAGGGACTACTTCTGGTAGGGGACCATCTATACCAAAACCAGGACAAGGTATCACACCTAAGGTTAATCCCAATCCTGGAATCAATCCTGGAATAATGAAAAATCTTTTAAATCCTGCAAACTTAAAAAGTCTTGCTGTCGGTTTGGCAGGGATGGGTATTGGAGTTGTTGCTGATCTTTCTGGACAGTTTGCAATAGACTATACGTTTGATAGAATTGAAGAATCCCAAGACAAAGGATTTGCAGAATATTGGGCAAATGCTTCACAAGAAAAAAAAGAAGAAAAATCTGGGAGATTAATTGCAGAAATCAAAAAAGAATTAGATTTTCAACAATCACCTTTACATTTAACAGATAAAATTTTAAAGGGTGGTGGTAGGACATTATCTGAATTCAAAGTTACAAAGAATTTACAGCGCCTTAAGGTACTTGGATATAGTAATCTGGCAGATGGAATTGATCTACCAGATTATGCTAAAGAAGTCCGAGGTTATTCTAAAGGCGGTTCAGTTTTTAAACGTGTTAAAGGAACCGTAAGTGGAACTGGATCTGGAAATAAAGATACGGTAAAAGCACTTCTTGCACCAGGTGAAGAAGTTATTCGTACATCATCATCAAATCTTTTCCGACCACTTTTGAAAGATATTAATGATAATGCAGGTAGAATGTGGAATTCTTTTACAACTGCAATTAGAAAACAGAATGAAAATAATATTCTTCAGGAAGAAGTGAATGAAAAATTTGAAGGTACAATTAAATTATTTAATGATGAAATAATAAAAATACTTAACGAAAGAAAAAAAGACAAGTTAAAAGAACTTGAAAAGAGAACACGAGAAGCGGCACAGAATACTCCAGGTGGTAATGGTAATGGAGGAGAACGTAAATCTGGACCAAGTAGACCAATTCAATTCCCGGTAATTGAATTTGATTCAAATAACCCACCTGGAGAATCACCAATAACATCTGTGCCACCTATAGTAGTTGTGCCTAAACCTTCTCCCGATATTGGAGGTTATAGGGGTGCTTCAAGAAATGGTGGAGGAACTTCACAGGTAAGTGTCATTAATAATACTCAACCAGGAATAACTTTAGCTAATCAATCTCCAGAACCAATTGAGACTGAATCAACAGAAAGATCGCAGACAAGTATCAATATTTCATCAACAGATTCTAGTAATCCATATATTATGAATTCGTATGTGAATTATGGTATTGATGTATAGGTATTAAAAAAATGATAGAAACAAAGCAATTAAAACTTAACGTCAATAATATCAAAAGTACCCTTATTAGAGGAAATAAGAATCTAAAAAAAATTCGTATACAGGAAAAAACTCTTTTACTAAAACAAAAGAAAGAACAACAAAAAATACAAAAAGAAAACTTTGTAGAGGGTAAAAAATCTCAATCAAGTAAAATTGGTAATGCTGCTAAGGCAATTGCAGCACCAGTAATGGGATTTTTTGATAAAATAAAAGAATTTCTTAGTTTAGTTTTATTAGGTTTTGCAGTAAATAATGCACCACGATTAATTAAAGGTATTGAAAAATTTATAGAAGATAATCAATGGATATCTAAAATTTTTGAAGTATTCTTCAAGTCAATAGAATTTATTGTTCCTACATTTAAAAATATTGTAAACTTTTTTAACCCATCAAAAAGAGCAGAGATGGAAAAAAATAGAAGTGAACTCACTGATTCTATTGATAAACTTTTGGGTCTCAATAAAAATATTGAGAAAGATTTGAAAAGTGTGGAATCGGATCTTGATAAAGCACTAAAATTTCAACCAAAATCATCTGAGGAGGTTAGGAATGATGTTGCATATGCTATCAAAAAGCAAGAAATAAGTAGAATTGATTTTGTAGAGGCAGGAAAATCATTAATTCAAGCAAAAATGTCCAAAGAACCAACTCAAAGAGTTGTTATTCCTGGTATCGGATCATATCAAAAAGTAAAAACTGGTGGTCTCTTTGGAATTGGATCAACTTTGGCGGTAAAAACAACGGATACTAGTGGAACTGAAATACCTACCGAAGAGTTTATTAATAGGTATGAGTCTATCTCTGGTAGTAATTTTGCATCTGTAGTAGAAAAATTAAGAGATGCAGGTGTTGAAGGATACTCTAAAGGTGGAACTGCTTCTTCTTCACCCGAAAGTCCAACAGCAAAAAAAGCAAAAATAGGAGTTAAATCATTTTCTGATGCCAAAAATAATGCAAACAATCAGAGTATGATAATTGAAACTCAACAAAAAAATAATGAATCTTTTAAAGAGTTAGTTAAAAATTTCACAGAGTTGAATAAAAACGATAAAGATAAAAAAGATAATCCTACCACTACTACACCATCTACCACCACTACACCACCTACCACTACACAATCTACTACTCAAAATGGTAGTTATGCATCTGGAACGTATATTGGACCTGCTGGCGATCCAGATGGAGAACAAACTGGTCTAAACATGAACCTTCCTGGTGGAATTGGAACACCAATTTATGCTCCAGTAGATATGGTTTATAAAACAACTGGAACTGATGGAAATCCTGCTGTTGGATTGCAAGGAACTTCTAATGTGTTGGGTCCTGCAGGTAGCGGATTTGGATACTATGGTGCTTACTTTTTTGAAAAAGATGGTAAGCAGCATGAAGTCGTGATGGGACACTTTAGGGATCTTCCATATAAAGGAACCGCAGATGGCGAGAAAATTCCAAAAGGAACATTATTAGGATATCAGGGTGCATCTGGAAGATCGGTATCTAATACTAATGGTGTTTATCCACACATTTCATTGCATGTAAATGGTATTGGTTTTATGGCAGGTAATGCCACATTGAAGTGGTTTGCTAATGGATTAGCAACCGGCACAGCTAAATCTACTTCATCATCTGCAGGTTCAACTAATACACATCAGGGACCTGTAATAACTGGTGCTGGTAATGGTGGAAACAGAAATATGTCATCATTTCAATTCTCTAGCGGAAAAGGTGATGGATTAAGAAGATCTGAGCAACTAACACAAACATTTGATGGTGAAGGTATGACTGATGTAATCATTATTAATAATACACAACCGATCATTATTCCTGGTCCGACTAGATATATAAGGAGATAATAAGCAATGTCAAACTGGTCAAGTCCCGCAACAATAACACAATTAAGTATAGATGATTTAAATCTAACCACAGGTCAGAATGAAGAAATAGAACTTCTTGGCGGATTTTTGCAATTTGAATATTTTGAATCATTATTATCACCATATACTACTGCAAATTTACTTTTTATTGATACCGGTTATGCTGTCTTGGCAGGTGCTCAAGAAGATCTCCAAGAAAGATTGGGAACAATACGGTCATCTGCGGAGACATTGAAGGGAAAAACTTTAACAGTTAAAATATCTCATCCATCAAAACAATCTAATATTGAAGGTGATGGTTTAGAGTTTAGTGTAGATAATCCATGGAAGATTTTAGATATACCTCTTGTGCTTGATTCTGATAAGGTGGAAATCTTAACATTTAAATTGAGACCACAATATGCAATTAATAATGAAAAAACTAAAGCATATAAAACATATGTGAATAAAATTCGTGATAACATAATTGATCTCATAGCAGGTTCACCAGAAAATGGTGGACTTGGTATAGATCCCGGAGGTATGGAAAGATATGATGACACTGTAAATAAATGCACTGAAAGTGGGCAAGGTAGAAAACCTTTTGATGTAATTATTTCTTTAGCACGGCAGGCAATTCCTGCAATTCCTGCAAATGCAAAACCTGGATGTTTTTTCTTTGAAACACAAGATGGGTTCAATTTTAAAGGTATTGACAATTTAATTAATCAACCATCAGCATTTGCTTATGTTAGTGGTGGAACAGCAACATTTTGTGAAGGATCTAATTTTAGAATATTGGAATACCAAGTCAAATCTAGTATGAGAGATTTATTCAAATCACTTAATTATGGTGAGGAAATGAATCATGCAACATTTAATCCAGTAACTCTTAACTGGAACGAAACATTAAAAGTAGTAGAAGATGGTGGATTTAATCTTGGTGGAAACTCTCTTCAAACTGAGATTGTAGAAAAAATGGTGAATCCTTCAACATATGTTGATTTCTTTGCATATGATAGCGGTAACGTTGGTATTTCTTCAGAAATAAACAATAATCCAGAAATTTGGAGAGTTCAAGCATTAACGAGATATAATTCTCTTTTAAATAAAATTATCGATATCGTTGTTCCTTGCAATCTTGAGTTACGTGTTGGACAAGTTATTGATTGTGCTTGGATGAAAAAAACCGCGCAACCAGAACAAGGTGCAAGTGATGAAAAACTTAGTGGAAGATATTTAATTATGCATTTGTCACATAAGTTTAATGGAACTGGACAAACTGGATCATTAACTCATATGACCATCGTTCGTGATACTGATGGAATATATAGTTCGGAGGATAATTAATCCAATGTCAATGGAAAGAAATAACGGTCTTCTTAGATCTACTCCAATATTTTTTATTGGACAAGTTGCACCAAAACAAGAAAAAAATAAAAGAGATCTAACCAGATTAGGATCTAGAGTGCGAGTTAGAATCATGGGGATACATTCTCCTGATGGAAATATAAATCCCGACTCCACACTAGATTATGCACATGTGTTGCATCCAAATAGTCATGGAAATTTGAATATGATGTCAACTGCACTTATAGGTGGTGAGATGGTTATTGGTATATTTCTCCGTGTGGATGGAACTACTTTGAAAGATCCCGTTATTATGGGAGTTTTGCCTACAACATTTGCTAAAGATGACCTTTTAACTGCCGATGAAGCTGGAGAGAAGAAAAGCACTGAATTTCAAGAATTATATCCTTATTGGGATGATATAAAACCTGCTCCATTTGTGACTGCAGGTGGAAAGGGGAATGATTCTCAATCTCCAGCTCAACTTCCAGAGACTGATTTTTATACGAAGAAACCAACACGAGCATCAATACCTAGTGGAATATAATATGATTGATAAATACGAGCATAAGGAGGTAAAATTATAGATGGCAAAATCAAATGTAACAACTAGTCACACACCTTATGGTGGTAATGCAACTTCTGAGGAAGCACAGAATTTATTTGGGCAGCAGTATTGGCGTAGTGCAATAGATAATAAATCCAAAATACTAGATGATGAAATTTACCAAAAGGGTGATCCATGTTCATCTCAAGGAAAATTGGGAGAAATTAATACTAATATACAGAAAATTTTTGTTGTCTTACGTGGTATTCAAAAGTATGGTAACTTCTATATTAATGCGGCAACAAATGCTGTTTCAAATTTAAAGAGTACAATTTATGCTATTACTGGTGCTATTGCTGGAGTCTTAAAATCATTAGTTCAAAGATTAAGAAATTGGATTCTTAATAAGATTAAATCACTTATTAGTGCAGCTCTTGAAATGATTATGACAAATTTCTTGAAAACAATTAAGGAATCTATTGTTGCTGCAATCGTAGATCAAATTTTCTGTTCTTTTGAAAAAATAATTAAAGGATTATTTGGATTAGTTGGTGATTTCTTATACTCACTTATCGGACAAATTGTGCAGGCACCATTTTGTGCTATGGAACAATGGACTAATGCACTCATTAATAGGTTAGTTGGTGATATTGATAAAATATTGGAACCTATTTTTGATAACATTAATGATATTTTGGGTGGTGTTGGTAAAATCTTTGGTTCTGTTTCTTCTGCTATTGATTTTATTCTTGGATTCCAAGGTTTCTTATGTGGTGGTCCAGAGTGTCCAGAAATTAAAGAATTTTCACTATCGCCTTGGGGTGGACCATCTAAAACAGAAAAAGATAATTTTTCAAATTTCAATTTTGGTATTTCCCCATCATTTGCAGGAGAAATCACTGCAGGTGCGGATGGTTTATTAGACGATTTCTTTGGTGAAGATGGTAATTCATCACAAAGTCCAGGTGAATGTTATACAGGAACATTTGAATGTGGATTACCCCAGGTTAAAATTTTTGGTGGTGGTGGATCTGGTGCAGTTGCAGATGCTGTTGTTAATACAATCGGGCAAGTTATAGGGACAAATCTTATAAGTGGTGGAAGTGATTATACGACACCACCTTTTGTGCAAATTGTTGATCCAGCAGGTTGTGGATCTAATGCATCTGGATTTGTTATTATGGAATTAGATGCAGATGGATATCAAACTGGAAGTATATCAGAGATTGTAATAGACAATCCAGGATCGGATTATAATAATAGTTATAATGGTGGATCACCCGTTATTGAAACATTTTTTGGATCACCAAATCCATTACAAGTTGATGGAACTATAAGTTTAAATTGGAGTGTGATAAATGCTGATAAAATTTATATAAAAGGTATGGAATTATATGATGATTTACCTAATGTTGGTACTGTAAGTTTCCCAATTTTAGAATCAGAGGTCTCTTTCGGTCCCGAAGAAAATTTAACAACAAAGAAGATAACTTTAGTTGCTAGCAATAATAATAAAAATTCTTCAACTCAAGTCACAGAAAAAACAATTATTATAACTGTTTTAAGAAATGGACAAGTAGATGAACCAATTAATATACTTCCGCCAAAAATTACATTGTTTAAAGCAACATCATATAAAGCTACTCCTGGTGATCTTGTAACACTTGATTGGAAAACGACAAATTCTGAAAAAACTACTTTACAAAATACTACTTTTGATAACACTATAACCAAAATCCCTGCAAATGGATCTTTAACAGTAGTTATTCCACAAGATATAGTGATTCCATCAAATGGAAATGGAGTTACTTTAACTTATAGATTAGTAGCAGAAAATGATAATGGTATTAAAAGTCAGAATGAAGGATCGATTATTCAAACTGATGTTAGAACACTCAATATAGTTGTATCTAAACAACTTGATCCTAATAATCCAATAACGTATCCCATAGATCCTAATGATCCAACAATAGATCCTAATAATCCAATAACAGATCCCACAGATCCCAATGATCCAACAATAGATCCTAATAATCCAATAACAGATCCCACAGATCCCAATAATCCAATAACAGATCCCACAGATCCCAATAATCCAATAGTAGATCCTCCATCAGTTATAATTGAAGATCCTACTAATCCTACAGATCCTGGTAGTTCTGACACTACTCAACCAGGCACTGGAGATACTGTTGCAATTATTAGCGATGTTGATATCATTTCAACTGGTATTGGATATACTGGTGGTGATACGGTTGTTATAAGTGATGGTGATGGTGGAGAATTTTATGTTGATATTAATCCATTGGGGCAAATTGTTGCTTTTAATATTCTTGAAACTGGATACGGATATACAACTATACCTAATATTTCTATAATTAGTAAAAGTGGAGCAGGTGCAGAATTTAGGGCAAGATTGAAGTTTATTCCACTAAATATTTTCTTGGAAAATGAGAATGATAAACTTGTCGACTCTAATAAATTAGTTCAAGTTATTGATTGTGTTGGAAAAACTAGACCAAATATTGGTTATGTAAATGGAGATGCATATTCAGGTCCATTCCATTATCACCCTGATACCAAAAGAAAAATGGTTGGTGCGGTCCATACTATTCAACCTCATCAAATAATTTATGATACTGTATTAGAAAGTTTAGAGAATATGCAAAGAGTTGTTGGATCTACTTCAGCATCATATACTAATTCAAACACATCTAGTAGCACTAGTTCTCCATCATCTACTGATTCAAACACATCTAGTAGCACTAATTCATCACCATCTACTGATTCAAACACATCTAGTAGCACTAATTCATCGCCATCTAGTAGCACTAATTCATCATCATCTAGTGATGTATCGTCCTCCTCCGGATATTCTGGTTACTAATAAATACTTAAAATAATAATATAATATGGCAAATGCACCCGATTATACATTAGCAAGAAATCCACATGCACTTATTCATTGTGGACCACTTGAAGTGGATAGTGTTGATCATAAACGCGATTTGACAACTATAACTTCTGGTGGAAATACTCTTACACATGCAAAAAACGGCAATTATAAAGAAGTTATTCAAGGATTTAGTGGAGAAGTAGTTGGTGTTAACGGAGATCCATCTAAGCAAGGTTTAACTAGTAAAGCAATTGTTGCTAAGTCTGGAGATATTGTTTTAAACGCAGAAGCAGGAGATATTTTTCTGAAAGGTAGAAATATTTACTTTACTGCCAGTGATGGTGAGGCAGGTAAAGGTAATATAATGGCAGAATGTAATGGATATTTACAATTATCTACTGGTGGTGAGTTCAGAGTTTCTGCAAGTAGAATGTGTATCATAAGTGAAGGCAATATAAATTTTGTAGGTTCAGTTATGATTAGTGGTGGTTTCTCTAAAGGAAGTTCTGTTGCTAGCGCAGGATTTTTGAAAGCCATTCTTTCAGGAAACTGGGCATCTATTACGAATGCTATCTTACAATCTTGCAAATAACGAGGGAAACAAAATGATTGATAGTCTGACAGTAGGTAGTATCGATATAATAACTCCACTTGGTGGTGGCGCTTTACAATTACCTCTTGGTCTTTGGGAACCAGGATCATTATCATGCCATAAGGGACACTTTGGTGCAGGTGCTACTGCATTGCCATTCACTGCTTCATTAGTTTGTGGACCCTCTATTACATCGCCATTATCTTTCAATTCAATTGGATTGAATAATCATGTTGGAATTTATAATAATACAGGATCACACATTAAGATTGGTTCAAACTTATCTTTGGGTGCTTTAGAAGCATCATATAATGCTGTTTGCCAGAAAATTACAGGATTGTATTCAAAAATTGTTCCAGGGACTAAAGAAGTAACTCCATCATCAAATAATTGTGCAGCTAAAGGTTTATTGAACGGTTTTTGGTTTTTAAATGGTAGTCCAGTTGAAACAATAGCTCACGGGCATTCTGATATTAGACTGAAAAAAAATATTAAAAGACTTGATGATTTAGAATGTTTAAATAAAATCATGCAACTAAATCCCGTTTCATTTGATTGGAGAGAGGAAAAAATACCTTCTATCTTTTTAAAAGATCATCGTGATGAAAATGATGTGTTAAAAAGAGAAATAGGGTTCATTGCACAGGAAATGGATAAATATGTTCCGGAAGTGACTGGAACTAAAGTATTTTACGATAAATCATATAAATCAATAAAATATGATAAACTTACAGCATTACTAGTTGGTGCAGTTCAAGAACAACAAAAAGAAATAGAATTATTAAAAACAAGAATTATTGCGTTGGAGAATTAAATGGATATTGATGACTCAATAAGAAGACAAGGGATAAAAATTCTTGAAAATGAGCAAAACTCTTTAGATGGTGCTTTTGATAAGCAATCGGACGAAACAGCACCAGAAGGTCTTATATTTGATAAGATTGAACAATCTGAAGATGGGACTTGGTCAAAAACACAATATACACCAAAGGAAACTTTTTATGATGAAAATGTAATTTCTGATAAAGAACGAGAAATAAAAAATAACGCAGAGGTTTTACGAAAACTATGTGCATCGGTTGACAATAAAATCATTACTTTCAATAATGATATTAATTTATTAAAACAACAAATAGTAACTTTATCAACTGAAGCAACAGGTCGCAATTGTAATCCTGGAATTGCACACAGTGTTGGAAATGTAGGTGTTGTATCATCATTCTCATCAATTACTACTATTAATAATGATGTTGAATTTGTAAAAATATATGAAAAAATGGCAGGACCTGGTTATGATGCTGGAGCAGAAAATCCTTTTGATCCAGATAGTACTGTAATATTAGATTCATCATATTCTGGATATGGATATAGAAATGTAAGAGATAATAAAGAATTTAGAAATACTTCTGGTGCTGTAACTGGTCTGGGAACTGATGGCAGTGGTGCGAACATTGGTGATGGAAGATTTGATCTTACAACTCCAGCAGCAACACATGGACTAGGAACTCCAGCTATTGGTTGGTCTTATCCTGGAGCAGGTGGTCTTCTAGCAACAAACACGTCTCTTACAGGTGTAGCAGCACAAAATAGGTGTGTTGAAATTAGAACTGAAATTAATTCTCTTTACGACCAAATTATAGAAAAAAGAATAGAACGAGATTCACTTCGTGATACACTTAATACTTTAAAAGATAATAAATCGGAAAAAGAATTATCTCATTGGGGGATACAAAATACTAAAAATGAAGTTAACATAAGAAAAACAAAAAATGCTTCTGCAATTAGTGCAATTCAAAATTTAGATACTCCAGGAGGATTACCTATTCCTCAAGGTCTTTTCCTTCATTTGGATGCATCAAACAATTCTTCATATTATGGATCAGGAACTATTTGGTATGATTTGACTGATAATAATGATTCGAATCTTGGTGGTAGTCCACCAGCAAATTTCATACGAGATCCTATATCGGAAGAACGAAATCGCTTTGATTTTGATGGCACTGATGATTTTATAGATTTTACAGTTGCTAATGTCACATCTAATACACCTACAGTTACAGTAGAATTACTTGCAAGATTAGAATCGGATATTGATACCACTGATCTAGAAGGACATATACTATTTGGTTGGAATAAGTATAGTGTATGGTCTGGTCCCATTTCAGGTAATGGAACACCAATTGCATTAGGATTTAACACTAGTAATAGCGATCTTTATGGTATTAATTCTACGAATGTTAATAATTTAGGTCTGATTGATAATTTTATTCATTATGTATTTGAAATGAGATCTGATGTTTCGTATACAAATAACAAAATTTATATTAATGGCAATCTTCAATCATTAACGAAAATTTTACCCACAAACGAAGATTCATCAGATAGAAACTTTAATTCTGGTAACGGAAGAATTGCTGGATGGAAAAGTAATAATCTTTATCGAATTCCAATGGAATTATCCCTGTTTCGTGTATATAACAGAGCACTAACATCAAATGAAGTTCAATCTTTATATAATGGCGTTAGGAACCGCTTCTCTTAGTGGCACAGTTGACACCCGTGCCTGAATGCTCTATAATATATGAGTAAGCAACCAAGGCATCATGCAAGACGAGTTTCTCACACGTTGTGTTGTAGACCCTACCAAACGCACATTCTACATCTATTCTAGTGAAGGAGACACCAAAGAGATTATTTGTGATACTGTAGATCAGTTTATGAGTGTTCTTGAAGTCATTCGCAATACTTGTCCAGAAGATGCTTTGGTTTATGCAGAACCACTGGAGGTGTAAATGGAAGTTTTTACTCTAAAAGAATGGGAAGATAATTTTGACAAACTCTTAGAAAGAGTTGAAAAAGGTGAAACCATAGGTATTATAAGAGAAGATGGTAAAGCAGCAGTAATGATGCCTGCTGATGATGAACTGATACGAATACACACTGAGAGTAATAACGACGCTCAGTAGTTCATTATCAGCCCGTGAGACTTGGTAGTCAGAGAGGTTTTATAAACCTTTTCCTCCAGATTAGAGGCTTTGAGATGGTTCAAATCCATCCACGGGTATCTGCTTCCTTAGCAATCTGGTGAATGCAGCAAACTCATAATTTGCCTAAGGAGAGTTCGATCCTCTCAGGAAGCACTAAGCGAGTATGGCGGAATCGGTAGACGCACCAGACTTAAAATC